GCGACGCTCAGCGTTGTGAAGACGTACGCACAGGAGAAGGTAGCCGGGTAACGTGGAGGACCTAGAGGCGGCATGGGCACAGTTCAGCACGGAACACGCGTACGTAGAGGAAGAGATCTACGCTGAACTTCAGGAGACAGCCCATCTGTTCGACGCCCACGATGGCATTCACGCCAAGTGGTCACCGGATGGGCTGCTGGGGATGCTGCTGGTGTTCGACCCCGAAGAGGCCGAACATTTGTTGGCGGCGTTCTACGCTGGCATGGATGGGGTGGACGATGCGCAGCAGGCGTTTGCCGTGTGGACCGGTTCACTCATGGGGATGCTCCGCCAATGCTTGGAAGGCACGGAGTCCTAGTCCTTCTCTGAGCCATTGGACCACGGCGGGCGATTCCGATAGGGTCGCCATCAACTGTCTCCTGATGTAGTCGCGTCTGCGCGCCAGCGACGTTTTGGGTATGCCCAGTACACGTCCTGCTGTTCTCAATGACAGTTGTTCGATGAACAGGGCGTTGAAGATCCATTCGTCTTCGTCGTCCAGCCCGGCTACTGCGTCACCTACCGCTTCCTTTAGGGCTATTGTTTCCAGCAGGGATGGGGTGGGTGCGTCCTCGTGGGGGGCCAACTGCATTATTGCTTCGGTTTCTGTCAGCGGGCGTGACCCCGATAGGGCGCGTTCTCTGTCGCTGCCAGATATTCTTCTGAACCAGTTGGTTGGGTCGGTGGGGTATTCTCGCCGTGTTGCCACACATCAGAGTATACCTTACTGGGGTAGCGGTGAGAGGTTCTCCGGGTTGCTTTCGTCTAGGTGCAGGTCGCTGATTGGCAGGTTGTAACAGTCGATGGTGGGGGTCCACCCGTTGGATGGGTCTTCCCATACCCCTGCTTCCATGAACGTGGCTTGGTTGAGGAAGTCTTTCTTGGGTATGGATCCCAGATACCATGCTTCGGTGCAGTCTTTGAGGACCCGCATGAAGGCGTAGTAGTCGCAGTTCTGGTTGGTTCCGATGGATGCCACTGAGCATTCGTAGTGCGGCATGGGTGGTGATGTGACGCATTTGCTTTTGACATCGACGGTGCGGCTGTCTGGCATTTCGACATCCCAGTCGTACGTGTTGTTCTGGTTGGCCCCGGTGAGGTGGGCAAACACCAGTTCGCCTATGAACCCGTAGATGTTGCCGTCGCCTTGCCGTATGGAGTTGTTCAACTTGCCCATTTCGTCGGCCATCTGTTCGGCGTCCCGTTTCATGGTGGGGGGGACGACGTAGTGGATCATGGTTCCTGACGGTCCACCTTGGATGCGTGGATGCGCACCACCTGACTGTCGTCGTCCCAAGCCACTTCGTTCAACGCGTCCAACGTCAGTTTGACGTAGTTGTCCAAGTCGCCTCGTAGCGTCTTTGCGTTGTGCGGTGACGAGGTGACGTGCAGGATGGTGGCGTCGGGCGAGTAGACGACTGATACTTCGATTGAGCCGGAGATTTTTTCGCCTACTTGGTCTTTCCATGCCTGCGCAACGTAGTCTTCTTCTTGGAGGGTGCTGGCTGGGGTGAATACTTTGCCGCCTTTGGTGTGCCGGGGTCGGGCTTTCACCTTGGGTCGGCGTTCTACGACGACGGTGTATGTGTCGGTCACTGATGCACGTCCTTGTATGCGTTGTCTAGGAGTTGTTCGAGTTGGTCTGTGCAGTCTTGGCGGTTAGCGAACTTGCGTCCCCATTCGATGTCGGCTCCTCGTAGTTCTCGTAGCATAGTTTGTCGGCTGTATCCTTGGCGTGTCATTGCGCAGGCGAGTTTCCACATGGCGATGGAGCGGTCCCCTGTTGGTTTGTGCGGTGAGGGTTCGGGACCGAGGCGCCGTATGAAGGCCGCTAAGCCCTCCAGAGGGCCTGTGGTGGGGGTAGTACCCGTGTCGGCCCTGCGGGGGCGCTCAGGGGGCCTCCACAGGGCTGTGACGGCCTCCCAGTCGGCAGGGGTGGTGCGGGATTCCATTGCTTCGGGTACGAACCGGGTTACAGGCACGATGCTGATGGTTGCTTCGGGGTTTGTTACCTCGTTGTAACCGCCTCGCTGTCGCAGGTGCCCGTACGGGAGGCGAACCCCGTTCCCCCATCCACGTCCACTCAGTTCAACCTGTTTAGGATTTACTTCGGTGGTGGGGGCATCAACAAGATCGCACACGGCAAGCAACCCACGTCGCGCTGCTACAGCCGGGACCGCATCGGTGAAGAACACCCACAGGTGGAACCCTTTGGACCGTGACCGTTCCACCCATCCGGTGACACCCAGTTGTTCCAGCGCCGTTCGCACGTTGCGTGCGTGGATCATGGATTCCTGCGGCCCCGTGTCCCAGTCCACGCACCCCCAGTACACGTTGAACTGCTCGTCGTGCAGCACCAGCGGGTACACCCCCACGGATGGGCCTGCCCACAGGTGGTCGTACGCTATGGACAGCCAGTCCTTGCCGTCTGCTGGTTGGAACCCACCGGAGTCTGTTGTCCACGGTCGGAACTCCCCGTCGGTGTCCAACGCCACCTTGCCGCCGCGGAACAGTATGGCAAAGTTGTTGGCTATCTCATCTTTGTCCACCGGGAATCAACTCCTCCCAGTACGGATGTATGTGCCCGCACGCCGGGTCCAGATAGTACGTCTGGTCCACCATCCGTGCCGTGCGCTTGTTCTTGCACACGTTCAGATTGATGCTGTTCTCGTGGTACCGTTTCTCCCAGTCAGACAGGGTTTGACGGTCCTTCTTCCGGTACACCTCAATGACGAAGATTGCTTCCTGTTCGCCACCGTACCGGCCAGCGTAGATACCGGCAGAGTACCCGGGGGAAGAGGCGCCACGCCCTGCCTGATGCACCAGCCCGATGGGTACCCGCTGCGTCTTCGCCCAACGCTTCACCGCCTGAGCCTTGGAGGTCACACCGGTGGCGTCAGATTCCCCACCGGGTAGCAGTTCCAGATAGTCGATCATGCAGAACGACGGGTTGCATCCCCACCACTCCCGCACCTCGTCCATTGTTTCAGCCATCATGTCCAACGTGAGAGACTCGTCCACGATGGCGATGCGAGACATCTCGTTCTTGGCGGTGTCACGCATGGCCTGCAACGTGGCCTCATCGCCCGCCTTGATTGATTCCTCTACATCGGTGGAGGACCGCCCTTGCAGCAGGCAGAACACTTTCATCGCCACAAGTTCACGCGGCTCATCCATGGAGAAGATCACGACGTGGGCTTCGGGGTCGTTCACCAGATTGGTGACCATGCTGTTCAACAGCATCTGAGACTTGCCGGTGTGGGATCGCCCCACCACCATCAATACTTCGCCCTTGCCGATACCGCGGGTGGCGAGGTCCACCTCAGGGAACCCCAGATACCACCGTTCCGATGGGTTACGGATGAACCCGATGAGTTCATCTACGACTGTGGTGGTCAGCGACCACCTGTTTGGTTGCGGAGGGTGGCCTGCCGCCCCACCGTCGCCCTGCTGGGCGGCGGCGAGGCGGGCAGCGACCTCATCCTTTGGGATGATGGTCGCCACGGTCAGGTCCTGATCTGTGCCCCGATAGACGCCAGATCGGCAGCAGTCTTACCCGTGAACGGGCACACGAACCAGCCGGGTACCAGACACGACCCGTCCTGCTTCGTCAACCACAGCCCCTTGCCGTCGGACCGGCGCTTGTAGTCCGGCCCCTTCTTGTTGAAGTTGGAGGACGGGTCCATCTTCTTGGACCAGTTCGGATCCCACCAGTCTGACTGGTGATCCATCAGGTTACGCCAGACATCCTCAAGGCTTCCGCCTCCGCCACCGGCAGGAGCCGGGGGTGCAGCCGGGGCCGGGGCCACGGCTGGGGGTCCACTCGCACTAGCCCCGGGAATGCTTTTTGCAAGCATCTCCACGGTGCCGTCCTCCGCAATCTCGTAGCCGACGCCCAACGCCTCGTAGTTGGATAGTTCCAGCACCGATCCCCAGCGGGTAATCAGGTCTGCAACCTCCTCCTCTGACGTGCCGTCGTCTACGCTGATGGTCACCGAACAGGATGCTTCAGCGGGTTCGTAACTCCCCGTCTGAATGACCTGCCTACGGAATACCGTAATGCTATTTTCTGCTTTCTTTGCTGTTGCTGCAACCATGGGTCTACCTTTCTATAGTTGGTTCCATGGATCTGGTCCCGCAAACCTACCGCGGCACGTAGCCCACGCCCCGCACCATTTGGGGGCGCAATGCCAGCCCGTCATGTTGAGGGGCCACACCGGTAGGTCGGCGTTTATGAGTGTACCCGCAGAGCGAGCCAGCGCAACCAGACTGGCCCACTCCGCAGGTCCGAAATCTACAAGAGTTGAATACACCGTTCCCTTCACGAGATGCACGAACTGGAATCCCAACGGTTCGCTCAGACCATTGTCGGCCTGTGATGCTACCGCCCAAGTGTACGCTGCGGCCTGCACCGACCAACGCTTCTTCTCCCACTCGGAGGATGGCTTACGCCCCGGGTTCTTCCAGTCAATGATTGGTTGCGGAAACTCCTGCACACAGTCAATCGTTCCCTTGAGCCATATCTCCGGCTTGTGATCCACCACGAGCGGCAACTCAAACGTCCACTCCACCGCCGTGGGGCGCACGTTGGGTCGCACCTCATCCCACCACACGCCAGCGTTGGCCTTGATGATTTCTACCGGCTCGTCCTCCTTGTGGTTCCAGCGAACGATCTCGTCCCGGTGGTCATCCCAGAACTTCGTCGCCATGGAAACGGTCTTGGCCCTCGTTAGAGGTTTCCCGGTTTCCATGACTTCGGTCAAACATTGTTCGATGCCGTAGTGGACGGCGGTCCCCAGCATGGTGGAGGTGGACTGGGTGTCTTGGCTTATCCCAAGCATTGACTGGCGTGCCCTTTCGGGGCACATTGCCAGTTCTCCCAGCCATGATTGGCGTAGAACGATTCGGTCGTCAGTTGGTTGCATGATTCAATCCTAGCAGGTCGGTGGTCGTGGGTGGTGGATGCCCCCATGGCATGGCATGGCATGTACTAGCCTAAATACACCATGCCATGCCATGGGCTGCTACAGCCGGGTCAGGCGTCGGCGGGCTCCTCGCTGTCGCGGGGCTTGAACTGAATCACTTCGCCGCCCGGATCCTCAACTGGTTCTTCGTCGGATTGCGGGGCGTTTTCTTCAGAAACTTTGCCGCCTAAAGACTCCCAAATGAAACCCATTCTTGTCATAAACTGGGTGCCAACTTCGGACAAAGTATGTGAGAAATCACCGATTTCGACGGTGAGATGTTTGAGCATCCCGAACATCGCGCTGACAGCGGTTTTCAGTTCGGCCACCTCTGCCTGTAGTTCTTCGTTGCTTGCCATGTATCTCCTCTCAGTGTGTGTGGGGCCGGGGCGAAAGGAGGGTACCCCGACCCCACACGACCTGTGTTAGATCCGTTCTACAGAGACTGTAGAGCCAGATCGTCACCGACTGTCCGCAACGCAATCTTCACGCCATGCCGCCGTGCAGCAGCGTAAGCGCAAGACTTCATGCTGATAGTCTCGGCATCATAGTCGATGCCACTTTCCAGTAGCCGCGCCTGACCGTCAAACCAGTCAGCCCACGGGTACTGCTCCGCCTTTCCCTTGCGGATCTGCGGGGGTAGTGCTTCCAGTATCTTAGCCATTCTCATTTTCTCCTTGGTTGGTTACTCCGCCCCTTCGGGGGACGGTCTGTGCCCTTTGGGCAAAGATTTCTTCGGCTTGTCCGATTGTATCACAGTAGTCGCCGCGCTCACACCGAAACGATACCCCGTCATCTGAGGCCATGTTCCAAACGACGTATGGGTGGCTCCATCTTGGACCTGACAGGTGGGCCAGTACCCGTCCAATGAACGGTCGTAGCCCATCACCGTAGCCTTCGGCAACATGCCATACGAGGGGCACCGCCCCACTAGCCTGTAGGCTTATCATTTGCATTCTCTTTCTCCTTTGCCCACTCCTCGCGCAGCCGTTTCGCTTCGGCGTCACGATGAGCGAGCAGTTGTTTGCGTGTGATGGTCTGTTCAGGACCGGTCGGCGTGATGCTCACTCGTCCACCTCCTCGGTGAAGTCGTTCCAGCAGTCCCCGCACAAGTAGGCTCCGTCGCGGAACCCTTGAACGACTCGCTGTTCTTCCGTTGTCATGGAGTAGAACAGGACCTGCACGGTTTGCTGACCCAGCAGGTACTTTCCCAACTGCTCACGCCCAGCGGGAACGGCGGTGACCGTACCGCACTCAGCGCAGAAGGCGGGCACCACAACACGGTCCCTCTTTGTCACTCTTCCACCTCGTCTTCCGGTGGCTGTTCATCCGGCCAACACTTGGGGCACAGATAGTGCCCGCCGCGGTAACCCATGATTGCCTCACGGTCATTTGCGTCATGGTCTGGAAACAAGGCTTGAACCGAATCCATACGATGCTGGAACTCCAGTAGTTTGTCCTCGTCTACGTCGGTTCGGGTTATCCGTGGACAACCACGACACTGAGTTCGTATCGTAATGATACTCATGGTGCGTTCGCCTTCAGTATCCAAACGTACGCTTCTTCGTCGGGGACGATCTGATCGTTGTACCCCCAGCACGAGTTGCCGCTCGTGTCCACCCCGTCAAAGCCGGGGCGCCCATTCTTGACAACCTCATGCACAGCGGTGACCTCTACCGCACGCCTCATACCTGAGAACGTGCAGTAGACGATCATCTCTCCCACTCGGGGAGTATCAGCCATATCGCACCTTTGCTCGCAGGACCTCTAGTTCGTTGATCGTTTCAACCAACGACTCCATAGATGCTTCCAGTTCCCTGATGGATTCTTCCATCGTCATCTTGGTTGCCCTTGTCGGGGCGGT